TGCGTAATGGCAACCACACAAAATACATACACTGGCGATGGTTCGACCACCAACTATTCGTTTACATTTGAATATTTAAAACAGGCTGATGTCAAGGTAACTCTTGATACAGTCGCTACAACTGCATATACATTTCCGAACGCCACAACGCTGTCATTCAATTCAGCCCCTGCTAGTGGGGTAGCAATTCGTATCTATCGTGATACTGATATTGATACCTTGCAAGCTACTTTTTTTGCAGGGTCTGCTATTAAAGCAGAAGACCTAAACAATAATTTCACTCAAAGTAATTTTGCAGTACAAGAATCTGATTTTAACGTAGATACTGCTAACACTACGGCTGCTAGTGCAGTTACCACTGCAAATGGCGCAGTGACTACAGCCAATGGTGCTGTTACAACAGCCAATGGTGCTGTTACAACAGCTAACGCAGCAACCACGACGGCCAACACTGCAGTGACAACTGCAAACTCAGCTGTTACTAGTGCAAACGCTGCTGTGAGCACTGCCAACACAGCAAGTACTAATGCAACAAACGCTGTTAATACAGCTAATACTGCCAGTTCAAACATCAATGCAGCTGTAACTACGGCAAACTCAGCGGCTACTGACGCTGCTACTGCAATCACCACAGCGAACGGTGCTGTAACAACTGCCAACACGGCATCAACTAACGCTTCTTCAGCTGTTACTACAGCTAATAATGCTGTTAGTACTGCCAACAGTGCGGTTGCAACGGCAAACGGAGCAGTAACCACTGCTAATACAGCTAGTACAAATGCTTCGGCAGCAGTAACAACGGCAAATACAGCAAGTACAAACGCCTCTAATGCAGTTACAACGGCTAACACTGCTGCTGCTGCAGTCTCAGCTGCAGCGTTCTATTCACCTATTGCAGCTCTTGCAAACCTTCCTGGTAGTCCTTCTAATGAGGATAGGGTTGAGGTTGTTAATTCAACCGGCGTTGAGAGTAGTAGTGCTGTTTCTGGTGTACCGGCAGGCTTTGTCGGATCTACTGATCTGACTATCCGACTGCAATACAACTCATCTACATCTAAGTGGGCGTGGCAGCAGTATTTCGCTACTGATCCTGAAAACAGATATCTGACTCAATCCCTTCCTGTAGTGAAGGGTGATGCGACAAATGGTGCTGGACAGTTGACTCTTAACTGTGAGAACAACTCTCATGGCGTCAAGATTAAAGGGCCACCACACAGTGCAGGTGCTACATACACACTGACACTTCCTAATAACACAGGAACTAACGGTCAGTTCTTATCTACTAATGGTAGTGGAGTAATGAGCTGGTCAACCATGACACAAATACTTGTAGCCGACGGAGGCAACTTTGACAGTGGTTCTTCACTTGTCACATCATCATCAACATACGACGGAGGATCTTTCGACTAATGCCTACACCTTCTAACCGAACTCCTCTGCGTGTAGCACGGGGTACATATTCTAATCTTAATAGCTCAGTCTCTGATATTCAAGAGGGTGAGATTTGTTACGCAACTGATCAGGACAAGCTGTATGTCAAGGAAGGGTCAAGCCTTGTTTCTGCACAAGGAGCTACTAATGCTGTAACTGATGCTGCACAGACGTTTACTTTGGCACAACGTGGTGCTATTTCTACTCTTACATCTGGCGGTAATACGACGATTACACCAAACGCATTTTCATCTAATAATTTTACTTTGACGCTTACTGGCAATTTTACTATTGCTAACATGAGTGGATTAGTTGCTGGTCAATCTGGATCTATTTTTCTTGTCCAAGACGGCACTGGTAGCCGTACAGCAGCGTGGGGTTCTTACTGGGATTTTGCTGGCGGAGTAGCACCAGTTTTAACAACTACGGCTAATGCTGTTGATCGCGTGGATTACATCGTTCGCAGTACTACTTCTATTCATGCTGTAGCTACACTTAACCTCAGCTGATTATGGTAGTATTTAATAATATTTTAGCCGGAGCCTCAGGTGCTGGGGTTGCCGACTATGAGATTTCTAGATCGCTTAGGTTCAATGATTCAGATACAAGTTATTTGAGCAGAACTTCATCATCCGCAAGCTCTGGTAACACCAAACTAACGTATTCAGTCTGGGTTAAGGGTGCAAACATTGCTGACAAAACACCACTTTTGTCGGCAAGTTCTTCAGGCGGTTCTGAATCAATTGAGCATAGAAATGATGGCACATTAGTTGTGTTCTTTGATGAGTGGAATAATGGCGCTCATTACACAACGGCAACATTTAGAGATCCTTCGGCCTGGTATCATTTTGTATTTGCGATAGATACAACTTTAGCAACAGCAGCAGATAGAGTCAAAATTTACGTCAATGGCTTCCGAGTAGAAACCACTATTGCTGGAACACTTGGGCAGAATCATACTTTTTCTGGCTTCAATCAACAGAATAAAGTTCAATATATTGGGCGCACAGCGAACACTTCCGGCGGTACACACCATTATGCAGATGCACTGTATGCAGATGCACATATGATTGACGGTCAAGCCCTTTCACCAACTGACTTCGGTGAGTTAGATTCACAACTTGTTTGGCAACCGCGGGAATACGATGGAACATATGGTAATAATGGTTTTAAACTTAATTTCTCCGACAACAGCAGCAACGCTGCGCTTGGAACGGATAGCAGCGGGAATAACAATACCTTTTCAGTTCACAACCTTTTAGCCGCAGCAGGAGGTTCAACTACACTTTCAATATCTGGCTACAACAATAATCTTGGAAGCTTTCCTTTAAGCAATGTTTATGACGGAAACACCAGCACAAGAGTGCTAGGTACAAATGGGTCTGGTGGGCAAGTATCGTTTAGTCCAGCACTAAGCGGGGTCACGCTTGTACGGGTGTATCAGCAAAATTATGTCCATTATTTAAATGGATCAGCGGTTACACCTTCTGCATCATCTGGTGGCTGGTACACCTTGCATAGTGGGTCAGCCATAACCCTTAGCAGCGTTGGCAACTCTTATGATTCAAGCAGTGGCTCTAGTGTTGACCTATACGCTATTGAAATAAATGGAGTCGTTGTTTCCAGTCAATCATTTTCATTAGGCGCTGCAATAGATGTTGACAGCCTGATCGACACACCGACGGACATTACTGCTGATAGTGGCAATAACCCAGGGAACTACTGCACTCTCAACCCGCTTGACCGTGAAGCGACCAGTGGCACACTTTCTAACGGAAACTTAGATATTACGCAAACTGCTGCTGCTTGGGCTATGTACCGGAGCACAATCTTTGTGTCTTCTGGTAAATATTATTGGGAATGCACTCTTGGCAATAACCAGTATTCAACTATTGGCATTTGCACCGATGTCTATCAGATGACGACCGCGGGTGCCTGGGTGAACGGAAGCGCCGAAATGTTTGGTTATTACCCTTATGACGGTAAAAAGTACAACGGCAGTTCTAATGCTTCTTATGCGACGGCAGACACTTCAGCATCGGGCTCTGTTATTGGAGTTGCCCTCGACATGGATAACGGAACACTTGCGTTTTACAAAGACGGGGTAAGCCTTGGAACTGCTTACACAGGTCTCACTGGTAAAAATGTAAGCCCAACTCATTGGTTGTATAACCAAAGCAATGCAGATTCTTATAACTTCGGACAACGTCCATTCAGCCAAACTGTACCCACTGGTTATTCCAGTCTTTGCACAACCAATCTTCCTGAGCCCCTGATTGCCGATGGTATGACGGCTATGGATGTGATGACTTATTCCGGTGATGGAACAGATGGCCGTGCCATAACAGGTATCAGTCACAGCCCTGACCTAGTTTGGATCAAAGCAAGAAACCAGACCGATGGTCACAACTTGTTTGACATTGTTCGTGGAACGACAAAAGTCATTAAAAGCAATAACTCTAATGCGGAATTAACTGAAAGCAATTCGCTGACGGCATTTAACTCTAATGGATTTACTGTTGGGAGTAACGCTTCAAATGCACAAGTCAACGCAAGCGGTTTTAATTATGTCGCCTGGGCCTGGGACGCTGGATCGTCAAACACTTCAATTAGTGCTGGCAGCCTGAATAGCTCGCTATACAACCAATCCGCAGCATGGAACAGCCAAGTTACAGGTACATCTCAAAGTTACGACTTTGGGGGAGGTGGATTGCGAGGAGATAATAATTGGTTTGATGGCAACATTAAACACGCCTCTTCAGCATTAGCTGGTAACACAATTGAATGGTCAGGTTCTATTGCCTTTACGTCGTCGTTTGCGATTGCTAGCGACAATGATGGAGTTGCTAATGCCGTAAACATAACGCATGGGCCAAGTAATACTGTTACTAACGTAAGATCTCAATTACCAGATACTACTAATTCTCAAATTGCCGCCGGTACTATTCCTCTTACAACATTAACCGGAATCACATCTCCTGTAACTAAAATTTCGTGCGTAGTTGCCAGCGGAGCCTCCGGTGCAAACGGACTAACACAAGTAGTAGCAGACGGGAAAATGCTAGTGGACTCAGGTATCACTCTTGATAACGTCCCATCAATCGCTTCAACCGTTCGCGCCAATCCGTCTACTGGGTTCTCGATTGTCAAGTGGGACGCAGGCTCAAGTGCAGGTACTGTTGGTCATGGTTTGGCAGCTCCACATTTCATAATTATGAAAACTATTAATGCCACTGGAGCTTGGCTTATTTACCACAAAGATGTTGGCGCTTCCAAGTATTTCGATTTTACTACTGCTGCTCCATCTACGAATAGCCTTGTGTATACAACGGCACCTACTTCTAGCGTGTTCAGCCCTGGTAATGGCATTGTCAATACATCTATTTATGACGAAATGATTGCATACTGTTTTAGCCCTGTCAAATCATATAGTTCCTTCAATTCGTACACCGGCAACGGTTCTGCAGATGGTCCGTTTGTGTATACCGGGTTTAGGCCACTTTTTTTGTTAATTAAAAACACTTCCTACTCGGGGTATAATTGGGTCATTTTTGACATTGAGCGCAATATTTTTAATCTTGCCGAAAATTACCTTGCTCCAAATACAAGCAATAGTGAATATACGGATCTAGATATAGACATTTTGTCTAATGGGTTCAAGATCCGTACGGCTGGTGGTTCAACACTCGGAAACACCGTCAACTATTTGTCTGCGGTGTACATTACTGCCGCATTTGCTGAGCATCCCTTCAAAACTGCACGCGCACGCTAATTAACACACATAACTATGCTAAAACTTGATGGTAAGACCCTGCAATATGACAGGGCGTTTACACATAACCAAATTTCTTATCCTGCTAATTGGCTGCGCTTGACCACCTTGGAAGAGAAGCAAGCCATTGGTATTACTGAAGTTGCTGATACTTCCCAATCTTGGGATCAGCGCTTCTATTGGAATGTTGATAACCCTAAAGATCTTGATCAACTCAAAACTAATTGGAAGCAACAGCAAAGCGACATTGCTGGAACATTACTTGCACCATCTGATTGGCGTGTAATCAAAGCACGTGAGACTGGTGGTCAAGTCAATATTGATTGGTTTAACTACCGCAAAGCTGTTCGTTCAGCTTGCAACACTCGCCAAACTGAAATTGATGCAGTAACCACTGTAAAGGCTCTAAAAGAGCTTCTGTTTGGTGAACCTACCGTTACTCAACAGAAGAAAGATTCTGAGGGTAACGGTGTTGTAGAACCTGACACAATTACAGTTGACGGTAAAGAAGAAGCTAATCCTTTTGCTGGTCAACCAGTTATGGAAACAGTTGCTAATCCTGCCATTGCTACTGCATGGCCTACCCCTATCTAATTATGATCGCCCTTATTCGCCCTGTTTTATTTTCATTTATTCAATCCCCTAAGGTCAAACGTCTGATTGTTGATCTGCTTCGTAGCTTGGCTGAGAAGTCGGATAACACTGTGGATGATCAGGCAGTTGACTTCATTGAACGTGGATTGTTTGGTGACATGTAATGGAATGGGCTAAACCGCCCGAATTCCCTTCTCTATTGCTTCCAGAAGCGCCTGATTTACCTTTTCCAATACTTGAGGTGCCGAGGGCCGATGTGCCCTCTTACAAGCCCATGGTGGTGCCACCTAACACGTTGCAACCACCTGCTGGGATTGAGGGATTTAATATAGACCCACCACCGGTTACAGAAAGTACAACTAGTACAACACAAAAGACAACAGCTCCACCAATTCCACAAATAACTCCACCTGTTCCACCTGAAGCACAAATTGTTGAGATCCCATTTACTGATATTGAGATCCCAATGCCGACTACAACGATCATGACTACAGCAGCTACAACTGCATTTATTTCTGTTGCTGCAACACTTACAGCTACATCAATATTTAAATATCTAGTCATGGTTATGAAGCCGATTTTTAAACAAGCATGGAACAAAATCCAAAAGAAGGAAAAACCAAAAGCTTCTTAGCTAAGGTAAAAGAGAATACAGAAGACGAGATTCAAATCCTCGGTACTTTTGTACGCCTTGGCGTCGTCGTATGGAGTGGTTTTATTATCACTCTTAATTACGTTGACATCCCTATGATTAAAAAGGGACAGAGCGGTGGAGACATAACCTTTGTTGCTAGCGTCTTTACTGGTGCACTTGCGACATTTGGCCTGACTACATCTAATAGCAAAACAAACCCTAAATCTCCTGATCCTAAAAAGAAAGAAGAATGAAACGCTTACTCATTTTATTGTTTTTAGCTAGTCCAGCCGCAGCACAAGTCACCCCTAACTTCACGCAAGGTTCAATGCAGTCAACTACAACCACCACCATTGATATTGACCGAACAATTGCGACAAATGTATATGGTGGTGCTTATTCATCATGGTCTGGAACAAACGTAGTCCCGAGCGGAGACATCGCAGATACCGCTACAACATATTCAATCCATACTGCTGGCGATCAATTCCAACTGGAGATTGTGACACGGGCAGCAGGAAAGATTCAAGACAGCCTGGTTACCGAAACAATCGAACAGGTCTCTACTACTACATCCTTGTCGGTCTTCTCTCAGTAAGTCCTGCTTACGCAAACGAAGATCCTAAGGTTCAAAATACATCAAACCCCGTGGCCGCGGCTACTGGCAACGTAACAAACCAGGCGGTGCAATTCCAGAACAATGGTGCACCGTCTCGTCAATACTTTGCAAGTAATAATAGTTGTAATGGAGCCACTATGCAGTTCTCGCCCTTTTATATGGGCAACGATACTATTCCTCATGATTACACTGGGTACGTACGTAGCAACAACTTCGGCGTACAACTAAATTTCTCAGTGCCACTAGATGGCGGCATGGTTGAAACTTGCAAAGCGATAGCACGTAAACACGAACAAAAAATGCGTCTTGACTACGAACTAGTTAGGGCACTTAAGTGTACAGAAATTATGAAAACTGGGTTTACATTTAGACCTGGCAGTCGTGTCGAAATGCTGTGTCATGACATAGTACCTATTGTATCATTAACAAATGATTGAAGCAGTCATAACTGCTGTCGTTGCTGCGATAGCAGGAGGGGCAGCTTTAAATAATAGAATACACAAAAGAATAGACAACGTACATGCTCGCATCAGTGGCTTAGACCGACGCATTGATGCAATAGAACTAGGTGTAGCACAAGACTATGTAGCTAAATCTGACCTAGACACAATGGTGAAACGTATGGAAGATCATATGGTTCGCATTGAAAATAAATTAGACCAAATTGTCCTTAGAAATAATTAAATGACCTGGAAACTTATTGATCTTTATACAAATAAAGTTCTCGGTACTTACGAGACTGCAGAACAAGTAGCTAAAGCTGAATCACATCTTGATCATCAGCCAGGCGAATCCCGATATTCAGTTCAAACAGAGTCGGTGAAAAAACCAAAGACTAAAAAAGCAAGTGTCAAAAAAGAAAGCGAGTGAAGACCAATTTAACGAGCTACACAATCTAGTTACGTCAGAGTTTCTTAGTCGTATCAAGTCAGGTGAAGCTACTACTCAAGATCTAAAGGCAGCTTGTGACTGGCTGGCAAAGAATGACATCAGCGGTGTTGCTTATGAAGGCAATCCCTTGTCAAAACTAGCCAGCGTTATGCCAAGCGTTGACCCAGAACTAGTACAGAGCAGACTCTATGGCCGCAGGTAAAACATCTACGTACTACAAAAACAACCCGGAAGCTCGGAGTAAACGAAATAAGCAGCAGGCACGGTACAACAAAACCGGAAAGGGATTGAAGATCCGTGTTGCTGCTAACAAGTTAAACCGAAAGCTCGGAACATACGGTAATGGTGACGGAAAAGATGCCTCACATACAGGACCTAATAAAGGCAAATTAGAAAGCCCTTCTAAGAATCGCCGTAGGCCCCGTATGAAAGCATCCCAGTACGCATGACACCCTTACTTCCAACTCCTGATCATTACATTTACAACCTAATAACCATGACATCCTCTGAAGCAAAGCGCCTTTGGAGGCGCAGCATTAAAGAACACTTTGGCTGCACATGCGTTTATTGCGGAAAAACCTATGAATTATCTCAACTTACTTTGGATCACGTACATCCTCGTTCTCTTGGCGGCGAAGATATTAATACGAATGTCGTACCCGCATGTAGACGATGTAATCAGGATAAAGGAAGTAGAAATTGGGTTAAATGGATGAGAGAAACATTCGGACATAACCCGCTCCGAGAACAATTGATTTCGGACTACATCAAGTAAACACACCTAAATAATAAACACGCCCCCGAAAGGGGGCTTTTTTTATGGCTTCTCACGGTAAAGAGTTAGGAAAATTACATGACATTGCTCATGAATTGCTATTAAATGCGGAAGAAGAGTTAGTAAAGGTCGCAAAGGCAACTGGTAAGACTCCTTCAGAGTTAAAAAGAGTTAGAAAAGCCCTTAACAATGTTGATTGGAATCACCAAAGCTATGGAGACGTAATTGAAGAGTCTTTAACCAAATATGGATACGATTATAAGCCATTACAAAAGGCAATCCGAAACATGGAAGAACGCACGATGGATGCGTTTGCACTGTTGTCAGATGACACTATCCATCATTTAGTACAGCAACGGACTGGTGGTTCACTGAATAAAGCAAGTCCAAGCGTAATTAGAGGTGCAGTAAGACGCCTAGAAGACATGTTTGACATGGAATTTTCCCAATCAACAGGAAAATTCGGCAACGTTAGAGGTGATACTGCATTTTCCAACTTTGCACACAAACAAGACACCAACCAATCAGGATTAGAAAAAGAATCAGGGATTGGTAAAAACCCAGACAAAAGCACAACAGCTCACGCTAAAGGAACAGCTGGTTTTGCACGGCAACTGACAGCCGCAGAGCAGGCAGACGAAGATGCAATTGTCAAAGCATTGGCACCCAGAATTGCCGGGCAAAGAGAATTAGTTGATATAGCTAAGACGACAGATGCTCCCCGAATCCAAGTAATGCGGGAGATTCCTGGGTTAGAAAGAGCATATATGACCGATAACACTGCAGAAGAGATTGCAGAGATGAAGGTTATCGCTAATGACCCTGCTAATAAACCCAAAGTTATCAAGGCTTACCAAGCTTTGATTACAGACAAAGG